GCAGCAAGTACCTGTTCAAGAGGCAAGAAGTCGATGCCTTCCTTGATGAAATGACAGCAAACATGACGGCCACAAGTAATGATATTAAATTCTTTGAGAGATTGAAGGAGGGCTAAACTGATGCATTACATTAAGTTGTTATTGCCTGAAATTGCATTTGCAGTAGGTATTATTTCTGTACTGATAGCCATGGCATCAATGATGGGGTGGCAATACGCCTTATTGTTTGGAGGGGCTGCACTATTAGTGGTTAGTCTATACCTTCACAACGTAATGAATACGGTGATAGACGATGAGTAAACTAGATGAAGTTGTGGCACTCACACAAGCAGTAACAGCAGAATCAAAGCGCATGGAGCAACGCATAGATGAATTGCTTACTGAAATGGAATTGAAAGTAGATCGAATCAATGGAGAGGGGAGAATTAAATGACATTTCAAGAAGCACTAGAAATCATTTACGCAGATGCAGGTGTACACGATGAAGCACTGGTACAGGAAGCCTTAGGGGCGTTATCGTTCTGGAGAGAAAACACACATGAACTGGAAGACGAAGAAATCGAAGAACTTTTTACAGTAATGCGATATATCAACACTAATAAAATGGGGGAATTGAAATGAATAAAACTGAAATGATGACAAGCAAGCAGGCAATGGAACTAGGGGAAAAGACAGCAAAGGTAATGAAGAACATCAAACTACAAAACGATCTATACAACTTTTTGCCAAGTCCGAAGCAGGCAGACAAAGAGAAAATACTGATTGCTTATTCTCACCTATACGATGCACTGGATAACATCTTTGAAGTTAATCAAGGATTAGCCGAAGAACTCGACGAAGTGGCCTTTGAATTATACGAATTGAGCGATCAGCTAGAAAACGAAAAATGACCAATCGAGCGACTACTCGACCAGTCAATAATAAAGGGTTAGACCTGGCACGGTCTGAAAATCATCTTTCTATAATTATAACAAGCCGGAAACACTTATACAACAGATAAATAGGAGGAAGTGAAATATATGGTGCTTTCTATAGATAAAGAGATCTTGCCGGTAGAGATTGAAAACATACCGGGTGAAATGAAGCAGTTTCCGCACTGGATCATGTGGAAGGCAGAGAAAAGAGGTGACAGGCTCGAAAAAGTGCCTTATTCACCGAAGCAGCAAACAGTGAACGGTGAGGAAACTACAGCAAAGTGGAACGATAAAAATATATGGCTGTCTTTTGAAGAAGTAAAGGCAGCCTATCAAACGGGGAGATATGACGGCATTGGATTTTTCCCCAACCAGGACAACAGCATTTATGTGCTTGATATAGATGGTACTACAGATCATGAATATCATGAGCATCTAAAACATGCGACCTATTGTGAATATTCCCCATCCGGGAATGGCATCCATGTATACATGGCAGGTGAGAAGCCAAAGAACCATAGTAAGAATAACAGCCAAAAGGATATGGAACTATTCTCATTGACTGGCTTTGTGACCGTCACAGGGCACGCTACAGGGGAGATAGACTATGTGAATGACATGGACAGCCATCTTGATAAATTAATCGTCCAGGACTTCCCAAAAGAGCCTGTAGAAGGCCGACAGCTTGAAGGCACAGGCAAGTCCAAGATACCGCAGGTGGAAGTAATTAAAAAAGCAACATCCGATAAAAAGAGGGGTGAACAGATCAGGCACATTCTTAATGGGGATTGGGAACAGGCCACAGACACGCAGGGGAAGCCGTTTCCTAGTCAATCAGAATCAGACCAGTCATTGATGAATACCCTTGCTTTCTACTCTTGTGGTGATAGCAACATGATGTATGACATTTGGTGCAACAGTAAGGCGTACAGGAAGGAGAAGGATCATAAGAATGGTGGAATAGGCAAGACGATTGAAACGGCAGTAAATGGCCTGTCTTATGGGTATGATCCCAACTATTCAAAACCTGAATATGAGTTTACTTTTCTTCCTGGATGGGTTTCAGGCAATGAATTAATGAACGAACTCCAAAAGGTGCGATCCAAAGAGTTGAAACAGATGGAAGAAGCCTGGATAGAAAACGGCAAAAATGGCCGAAAACCTACCACAATCAGCACCATAAGATGTGCAAAGCTATTGAAGGATTATGTACAGTTTGCACTGTTCGACCTGGAAGAAAACACGAAACTGGCTATGTATGTGCCGGATGAAGGCATCTATACACAAAACAGTACACGCATACAGCGCATTATCTCCTGGCTAGAGCCAAGGCATAACGAAAATAAGGCGAAAGAAGTCATTTATTATCTTTCCAATATGGCAGATGTGAAAGAGAAAACGAATGACCGCTATCTGATCCCTGTTGAAAATGGTGTATTCAATATCAAGAGCCGAAAGCTCGAACCATTCAACCCGGATTATGTATTTACTACAAAAATCTCCACACGGTATGTAGAGAGCCCGAAAAATCCAGTGATAAATGGTTGGGATGTAGAATCATGGATCAGATCCATTGCCTGCAATGATGAGCAAGTAATCAAACTATTATGGCAAGTAATCAATGACAGCTTGAATGGAAACTATACACGTAAAAAATCCATCTTCTTAATAGGAGAAGGAAACAACGGTAAAGGCACATGTCAAGAATTGCTGTCTAACTTGATAGGGCATCAGAATGTGGCAAGTCTGAAAGTGAATGAGTTTGATGAGCGTTTCAAGTTGAGTGTACTAGAAGGCAAAACAGCAGTAATTGGGGATGATGTACCGGCAAACACTTATGTGGATGATTCATCCAATTTCAACAGCGTTGTAACTGGTGACAGGGTGCTTGTCGAGTTTAAGGGGCAGCCATTATACAGCACAGTCTTTAGGTGTTCTGTCATACAGTCCACAAACGGTATGCCCAGGTTTAAGAATAAGACGCAGGGCACGCTAAGGCGAATCATCATCGTACCATTCAATGCAGACTTTAATGGGGATGTAGAAAATGCAGCAATCAAAGAGGACTTTATCAAACGCCCCGAAGTCCTGGAGTATGTGCTTCATAAGGCAATCAATATGGACTTTGAGAAATTTGAAGTGCCGGATGTGTCCTTAAAAGAAATGGAGATATTCAAGCAGGACAATGATCCTGTCTATGAGTTTAAAGTGAATGTGTTCGATGAGTGGGATATTCCTAAAGTGCCGATGTATATCGTCTATGGATTCTACAAAAATTATTGTGAAGAAAATGGATTTAAACCCCTGTCCAACCGAAAATTCCACAATGAGTTTAAGAAGCACCTTGGAAAAGAATGGCATACAGAATCATCGCATCGTTTTGATTGGCACTACCTAGAACCACACATTGGGGACTTGGACAGAATTAAAATAGGGGTTGATTTTCCAGACCCTTCAAAGCCGCATAAAGCATATGAAAGAAAATATTAGATGTAACTGTGTAACTGAAATGTAACCGAAAAAATCACGTTCAGTTACAAGATAAATGCAGTCATACCAAGGACTAGAGGCCTTTTGTAACCAAGTAACTGAAAATATCATTAAATTGCTATAAAAAATAAGGGGCTTAGAAAATGGGGAGAGCATTAAATTGTGGGATGAAGTGAAAATCTCGGTTACAGTTACAAAATGGCTGAATCCCTTGGGGCGTAAGGGTTTATAGTGTAACTGAAAAAATTATCGTTCAGTTACAAACTTACTAATTGTGGATATTTGAGGAAGGAGGCGCAAATTAATGATACAGATGCATATTATCAAAAGTCACAGGATTAAAGACCACCAGGACAAATTCAATGCCTTTTGTGAACTATTCACTGATGGAATCCATAAGTTAAGAGAAGTGGAATCAAAAGTTGAAATGGATCAGGAAGATGGAAGGACAACGTACTACACATTTATCACTTATTTTACGCAAAACCCTTGACAACAGTGGTTTTATATACCCCCATATGGTATAATTAAGTTAATATAAAATGACAATTTTAGAATAAAATTACAGAATGGAGGGATCGAGTGGCAAAGTGGTTAGATCGTATCTTAGGTATCGACAAACTACAGGCGCAGCAGACACAGCGCATTGAGTTATTGAGTGGCGGCACGCCTTCCTTTGCACCATTCAATGGCAATGCCTATGAGAATGATGTATATAGAACGGCCATAGATGCAATCGCTCGAAATGCTGCCCGGTTGAAAGGCAGACATATTATTTACTCAAAAGACAATAATAAGCGCACGCAGGGCGACCAAACACTGAACCGCCTCTTGCAAGTGAGGCCGAACCCGTACATGACCGCATATGATCTCATTTATAAATTGGTCACGCACTACTACCTGCATAACAATGCCTTTGCATATCTCCAAAAGGATGAACGGGGCAACCTGATAGGCATTTATCCATTGGCAGCACAAAATGTGGAATACATGACAGATCCAACCGGGGAGATGTATTTAAAATTCCTGTTTGGGAACGGGAAAGAGGTCACGCTGCATATATCAGAGGTATTCACCGCCCGAAGGTTTTTCAACAGTAATGACTTGCTTGGGGATAGTAATGGAGCAATTACAGCAGCCCTGGAACTGGCGCACAATCAGAACCAGGGATTGAGTGAATCCATCAAGAGCAGCGCAAAGATTAAGGGGATATTGAAATACAACCAGGTTGTAAGCCCTGAAAAGTTGAAGGAAGAAAAAGAAGCCTTTACGAATGATTATTTGTCCATGAATAACCATGGGGGCATAGCTGCCATTGATAGCAAGTATGATTATGTACCCTTACAAGAAAGCAGTACCTCGATAGATGAAAAGCAGATGGAAACCGTCAAACGTAAAATATATGATTATTTGGGCGTTGGGGAATCCATCGTAAACAGTACCTATACAGAGGACGAATGGGGCGCATTTTATGAATCCGTCATTGAACCCCTGGCCATACAGTTTTCACTGGAACTGACCGACAAGCTATTTACTGAACGTGAACAGGCGTTTGGTAATTCCATCATATTTGAATCCAACCGGCTACAGTTTGCAAGCAACCAAAGCAAGACCAACATCCTTAAAGAGCTTACACCGCTTGGCTTGCTGACAATTAATCAAGCACTGGAAGTGCTGAACCTTCCACCTGTGGATGATGGAGATAGAAGGCTTCAAACATTGAATGTGGTTAATGCTGATAAAGCTGATGAATACCAACTTGGCAAAGAGAAGGAGGACACCGAAGATGAAAGAGTTACGAATAGCGGAAATAAGAGCTAAAGAGCCGGGAGGCTCGGACAGCCTTGTTTTAAGTGGCAGGCCGATTCTTTACGATCAGCCCACCACAATAAATGCCCCATTTGGGGAGTATGTCGAAGTTATAAAGAGGGGCGCACTTGATGAAGCTGATTTATCAGATGTACGACTTCTTTATAACCATGACATGAACAAGATCCCTTTAGCACGCACGCCTAAGACGATGCACCTTACATTAGAGCCGGCAGGCTTAATGATGAGGGCAGAACTTCCAAGCACCGAAGATGGTCGCAGCGTACACACGGCAGTGAAACGTGGCGACTTGTCCGGCATGAGCTTTGCTTTCAAAGTACCAGAAGGCGGCAGCCGATATGATGCAAAGACAAACACCCGGACGATCACCAAGATTGAGAAAGTATATGAATGTTCCATTGTAGCTTTCCCGGCATACCCTCAAACATCAGTCGAAGCACGTTCACAAATTGAGGACACATGGGAAGCATTGAACGCACCTGAAAGACAGCAAGCAAAAATTAAACTAAACCAACTACTAAGGAGAGATTTTTAATATGAAATTTGAAACAGTACAAGAAGCATTTAACTACTACCGTAACCAGTCCGTTGAAGCCATTGAGCAAAGAGCAGCACAAATCAGAAATACTATTGATACAGACCCGGAAGCCGATGTATCTGTTCTGAATGTTGAGATTGACGGCCTGAATCAGGCGAAGGCAAACATCCAGGAAAAGGAACAGCGCAGTGCTTCCACTGGCAACATTGACCAACGCAATTTTAACCCGATCACTGGCCTACAAGTAGAAAAGCGTTCAGTGCCGGAGGAAAACATCTTTGACAGCGTAGAGTACCGTAACGCCTTTTATAAGAGCATCCTCGGCCAAAACCTGACGGATGTAGAGCAGCGCACATTCAACAGGGCTATGGAGGTACAGGATGCAGAACGCAGAGCTGATTCCTTCAACACTACAACGAACAGCGCAGCCGTGCTGCCGACAACTACCCTGAACGAAGTTATCAGCAAGGCACGCACAATGGGCGGCATTATGGAACATGCAAGGAACTTCAACATTCCAACAAATATTAAAGTGCCGATTGGTACGCCTTCATCCAAAGCATCTTGGCATACCGAAGGTGCAAAAGTAGACAGTGAAGAAGCAAACGTGGCAGCCGTACAATTTGCCGGCTATGAACTTATCAAAGTATTTTCCATGAGTGCTAAGACTAAGAAGATGAGCGTTCAGGCGTTTGAATCTTATCTGACGGAAGAACTCACGAACTGTGTCATGGAAGCCATTGCTGACAGCCTGGTTAATGGTACAGGTACAGAACAGGGTACAGGCGTTGTGTCCGGCATCACTTGGGATGCTTCAAACACTGTGGACATGACAGGGGAATATGCAGACTTCACACAAGCACTGGCAAAACTGAAACGTGGCTATAACAAAAATGCTAAGTTTGCCATGAGCAATGCCACACTTTACAACAAAGTTTATGGCCTGGTCGATGCAAACGGCAAGCCGGTATTTGTATCAGATCCTAAGAATGAAACTGTGGGGCATATCCTCGGCAAGGAAGTTATCGTAGATGACAACATCGAAGATGACACAATCATCCTCGGCAACTTCAAGTACCTTGGCTACAACCTACCTGACGGCCTGATGCTCGAAGTGTCCAGGGAATCCAGTTTCCGTTCCGGCCTGGTGGACTACAGAGCCATGGCAATTGCAGATACAAAACCACTGGTTGATGAAGCATTTGTTAAGATCACTGTTCCGACAGAACCGGCAGCATAAGGATAAATATCAGAGGGGTATCAGTGAAAAGCTGATGCCCTTTTTTAAAAGATAAGGAGGGCGACAATATGATAATGAACATTCAAGAAGCAAGAGAGGCATTAAGGGTTGACGGTGCAGACAATGATCCGATCATTGAGCCATTGCTTGAATCCATTCCAGACTATCTAGAAGTGACAACCGGCAGGCGTTGGGATGATGACACAGAGGTGCATCCATTGGCGCAGACTACAGCGAAATTCATATTGCAATTGTGGTTTGATCCACAGACACAAGACAGTGTAAGGCTAAAGCGCACCATTGACGGCTTGCTTGCTTCATTGACGGCCATAGGGCGCACGTACAATGGCTAAAGAGTGGGCTAAGGGGTTTTATAAGAGTAAGGCATGGCAGGCTTGCAGGGATGGTTATATGCAGTCACAGCACTATATCTGTGAACGTTGTGGGGATATGGCTATTATCTGTCATCACAAAACATGGCTGACACCTGCCAATATAAACGATCCAACCATCAGTTTGAACTGGTCGCAGCTCGAAGCCTTGTGTCAATCGTGCCATAACTTGGAACACCACAGCCAAGGAATCATATCAGACGGACTGGCATTTGATAGCAACGGCAATCTGATTAAAAAATAAATTGAGTACCCCCCGATTCCAAAAGTGAAATTGAGGTCATGAGTACCGGCGGGGAGGTTTTCTATACCCCTATAGGGTATTTTATATATGGGGTGGGGTGATTTATAAGCGAATATGTGAAAAGAAAGGATGATTTATCATGACATCAAGACAAAAACCTAAAGTTTCAACCGATATGAGAAAAGTTAAGAAGTTATTGAAGGAGATCCCGGAAGAACGGCAGCCCATAGCTACTGGCCTCTACAATGAACTGGTATTCATGCAAAACACCTTGGACAGCTTGAAAGAGCAGGTGGAACGTGACGGGGCGGTGGACATGTTCAAGCAGGGCAGGCAAGAGTTTTTAAGGGAACATCCGGCATTGAAGGCGTACAACGTGACCATTCAAAGATACAGCTTAATTTATAAACAATTTGTTGCTTTGCTTCCCCGGACAGATGCAGAACAAAAGCATGATGATCTGATCGACTTCATCAAGGGTGATTAAATGAATTATGTATTGGAATATTGGGAAGCGATCAAGTCCGGGCAAGTGACCGTTTCTAAAAGAGTATATAAGCAGTACAAACGCCTGGCCGATGATATAGAACATCATGAGCAGTTTGTCTTTGATGAGGCTAAGGCAACCCGTCCGATTGAGTTTATAGAACGTTTCTGTAAACATTCCAAGGGAGAGTGGGCAGGCAAACCTGTTGAACTGGAACTGTTTCAAAAGGCCTATATCAGTGCCCTGTTTGGTTTTGTGGATAAAGGCACGGGGTTACGCAGATATAATGAAAGTATGTTCTATGTAAGCCGGAAAAATGGGAAGTCTGTCATGCTTGCTGCCATATCCCTGTATATGCTTATTGCTGACGGTGAAGCAGGGGCAGAGTGCTATAGTATAGCTTCCAAGAAAGACCAGGCACGCATACTGTTTGATGAAGCCCACAACATGATACAGCAAAGCCCGTACCTGTCCAAGCATATCAAGAAGCGCAAAAGTGATTTATATTTCAGTCATACCATGAGCAAATTCATGCCGCTTGCCAAAAACAGTGATACCCTGGACGGACTTAATGGGCACTTCGTTTGTATTGATGAGCTGCACAGTATTACAGACCGCAACTCTTATGAGGTTATGAAGCAGTCACAGTCCGCACGGCAGCAGCCATTACTGATAATGATAACCACAGCAGGATCTAAACGGGGTACGATCTTTGATGATATGTATGAATACGCCTGTAATGTGGTAGATGGGAACTTCCCTGATGAACACTTCCTGCCAATTCTTTATGAACTGGATGAAAAGAAAGAATGGACAAATCCCGAAGCCTGGCCGAAAGCAAACCCGGCACTCGGCAGCATTAAAAAACTCGATGACCTGACACAGAAAGTAGAACGGGCAAAGAACAATTCCAGTGAAGTGACAGGCATCCTGACAAAAGACTTCAATATCAGAGATACCGTGCATAGTGCCTGGCTGACTTTTGATGACATTAATAATGAGGCGGTATATGACCTGGAACGTTTCAGGGGTGCATATGCCATTGGTGGTGCTGACTTATCCATCACTACAGACCTATCATGTGCCACCTTACTATTTGTGGATAAGGACACAGAGCAGCGATATATCCATCAGATGTACTGGTTGCCCCGTGATAGCTTTGAGCAACGTGTGGAGATAGATAAGATCCCTTATGATAAATGGCATGAGCAGGGCTTGCTAAGGCTATGTAACGGCAACACAATCAACTACAGCGATATTACAGAGTGGTTTATAGAGATTATGAACGAATACAGCATCACGCCTCTATGGATCTACTATGACAGCTACAGTGCCCGGTATTGGGTCGATGAAATGGAACAGCACGGCTTCAAGATGGAACGCTGCATACAGGGCGCACGCACGCTGTCCTTGCCTATGCAGCAGATGGGGCAGGACTTGAAGGCAAAGAAAATTAATTATAACAATCATCCCATTCTAAAATGGTGCTTAACGAATACAGGCATACAAGAGGACAGGAATGGAAATATAGTGCCGGTAAAGAATCAAGCTGCTAAAATGAGGATAGATGGAACAGCCTCCATGCTTGATGCCTATGTCGGACTATATGACCACCTGGAAGAATATATGAGAGCAATGTAATTTATTAATTAGGAGGAATAAAAGAATGGATGATATTGTCTTCACGCTTGAGTTTGATGATGACAGCGCAGATAGTAGAACAAATGAAATGTTAGAAAAAGGAAGGAAGCTATTACATGTAGGATCTAAAGCTATTGATTTTACAAATAATCAATATTGCTACACCACTGCTTATGTAGTTGGGGCTAACAAAGAGCAGCATGAGCAATATAAGAAAGAACAAGAGGAATTAAAAAATAATGATTTTTTTAAAGAGTTTAGGGAGTAACTAGGAGGGATAGCATGGGGCTAAGTTTCACTAAAAGAATTGAACTTGTCACTATTGAAGAATCATCCGGCCCGGAAGCGCATGGATCACAAGAAGTTTTATTTTCTAAGGCTTGGGCTGATATTAAGACGATGAAGGGATCAGAGGTGCAAACCTTAGGATTATCCGGGCATGAACTTTCTTCAAGGTTTATCATACGTTACATGGAAGGAATCACCCCGGATATGCAGATCAGATATAAAGGAAACTTGTATGACATCCACAGTATTGTGAATGATGATGAGCAAAATCGCACAATTACAATGATAGGCAAAGCAAATTTGTAAAAGTGGAAAAAGTGACCGCATAAGAAGCCTGTAGAGCGACAATAACGGTTGTCCATGACCTATTTATCATGGAACTGTTAAAACGCCTCTATGGGCTTTATTTGGCTTTCTAGTGAGGTATGTAGTGATAAGGCATAAAAAATGCCCCTCCTTTTCCATCAGAGGGGACTTTTGAAAACAATTCAATTGAAAGAACTAATCGAATATGGAAAAACCTAAAGAGGAAGCTACCTATATTATACCATATTTTGTTCATGTTTTGTTCATGTTAGGGTTAAAATTCAGACTTTTTTGATGATGGTTAAATATGTAAAATGTTGATTTAACGGGGTTTTTGCAGTCTATTTTTGTTCATTTTAAGGCATGTTATATTTGCAGGATATACCTGAATAAGTGTTTAAGCCCGTCATGACAGGCTTTTAAAATAGCTTGTTCATGTTTTTGTTCATGCTTTCCGCTATTTCAGATTATCCGACACATTCCCCATGAGCCTA